TTTTTTACAAAATACTCGTATGCTTTAAAATTACCGGGCATTTTCTTAATAATATCATCATATGCCCCCTCAAAATCACCAAGCTGCTCACTGGTCTTTTCAGCAATCCTATCCTGAATGGTGATAGGTTTAGCTGTCACTACAGGTTTTTTACTTTTTTGTGGAGTACCAGTCTGACTGCTGAAGTCTGTTTTGGTGATTAATCCCGCAATGGTTTCGATTACATATCTGGATAACTTTTCTTTTAACGGCATACCTGCTTTATATGCCATAATAATACTACATAATACCATGGGAATTTGTGCATCTGGCACTTTTTCGAAAACTTTAACATCATCTTTATTAAAGGTAGATTCGGTTAACATCCATTCTACCACATGTTTCTTAAGTTCACGCTGGTTAAAATGATAATTGTAATAATTAAAACTTTTACGCAAATGATGATCAAAATCAGCATCGGACATAGCAGATGCTCGTTCGGTATCCCAAACTGGTTCTGTCCCTGTATATTTTTCATCTGCAGCATATTGGCTTCTTACTGTAGATTTACGGGGTTTTACTGATTTGCCGTCAATTTTAATTTTAGCCAAAACATTATCTCCACTCAATATTGAGCACAATTATACTATAGTTATCATTTAAATACAACCTAATTTTCTATAAATATATATTATTATAGGTGGAGAACTAAAATTCCTAGAATCAGTTTATGGCGTGATCGACATACCAATGACTACAAATATTTGGATAGCCGAATTAGCGAAACTTTTACCATGGGCGGAACTGGAGTAAATCTCCACAAATATATAGGACCAAACCCACAAGGCACTTACTATTTTACTACCACAACCGCAAATGCTAATACTAAAGTTTTAAGTTTTAGTAATGTGGCAACTATGGAAGTTGGACAGGCAGTAACTGGGGTAGGAATTGCTGCAAATACAGTGATTACTTTAAGCAATCTTACTGCAAATACTATTACAATAAGCAGTAATATAACATCAAATATTGTTACAGGGTCTAGCATTAATGTAAGTTGGCGCGATGGCACACAACCAGTCTATGTTAACGAAAAAATTACAAATATACAAGACCTTTTGTTCCTAGAAAATAGAGATAGAAAATACGATACAAGTATTTACTCAATGAGAGGTATCTATACTGTAAGCGATAATGACTTTGACTTAAAACAATTTGGTATATTTTTAAGCCCAGACACTGTGTTTATGAATTTTCATTTAAATGATATGGTACAGACTTTAGGTAGAAAAATATTATCAGGTGATGTGTTAGAATTACCTCATAGAAAAGATTATTTTCCCTTGAATGACGATTTGCCTGCTGCTTTAAAAAGATTTTATGTTGTACAAGATGCACAATTTGCAGCAGAGGGGTTTAGCCCAACTTGGTGGCCACATATTTGGCGAGTGAAGTTAACACCATTAGTAAATAGTCAGGAATATAAAGATATATTGAATAATATTGCAGCAAGTGAAAATGTTGATACTCCAATTGTTGATATAATGAGCAACTTTAATAAACTAATAGAAATAAACGATGCAATTATTAGACAAGCTGAAATAGATGTACCCAAGAGTGGTACCAATGTAGATAGTTTATATATTGAACCAATAGATCCTGATGGTGCACCCGGCGACCCTTCAGGCAGAACAGTAGATTATACCCAAATTACTGCTGATAGTATCAATGCTTACAGTAATGTAAACCCAACTACTCCAGACACAAATGTTCCCGCATACCTTTCGGGAGATGGAACTGCACCGAACGGGTGGCCCGTTACAGCTGGCACATCATTTCCAGATACAGTTGAAATTGGAGCATATGTATTACGGACAGATTTTGTTCCTAATCGTTTATTTAGATTTGATGGCAAACGCTGGGTTAAGATTGAAGATAAAGTCAGAACTGAGCTTACACCAGGACCAAACAACCAAACACAAAGAAGTATATTTGTTAACAACAATACTACTTTCACTACATCAGACGGGCAAACAATGCCAACAAGACAAAGTCTTAGCAAGGCATTGACGCCTAAGGCTGATAATTAAAGGATTTATCATGGCTTTACAAAGTTTTTTCTACGATCAACAGATAAGAAGATATATTATTCAATTTATAAGAATGATTAGCAATTTTCAAGTGCAATTTGGAAAAGATCGAGAAAATATAACAACACTACAAAGAGTACCAGTAATTTATGCTGATAGTAGTAGACAAGTTGCAAATATCCTGAAAGAAAATAGTGAAAATTACTTAAACTCAGTACCAGCAATGGCCGTATATGTTTCTGGTTTTACTTATGATAGAGGCAGAGTACAAAACCCCACTTATGTTAATAAAATGGTATTGAGAGAAAGGGAATATAATACTAGCACAGGCACTTATAATACTCAACAAGGTGATATTTTTAATGTAGAACGCTTAATGCCTGTACCTTATAAATTAACTTTAAAAGTAGATATTTGGACTAGCAATACAGAACAAAAATTACAATTGCTAGAACAACTATGCACATTGTTTAACCCTGCACTTGAAATACAAAATACTGACAATTATATTGATTGGAGTAGTATAACATATGTGTTATTAACAGATGTACAATTTAGCAATAGAGCTATACCAATAGGCACAGATATTCCTATTGACATTGCATCATTGACTTTTGAAATTCCAATTTTTATTAATAGCCCAGCACTAATTAAAAAATATGGAATTATACAAAAAATCATTGCAAATATTTTTGATTCCGCAGGTAACTTAGATGAATCAATTTATGATAATGCTAATTTATTAAGCACTCAATACTTCACACCGTTACAATATGGTGTAATACTTTTAGACAATCAACTTACTTTAGTGAAATATAATGAACATGTGGTGTCTAAATTTGGTCAAAATATAATTAAAAAATTTGCAAGTAATGTTTCTGCTAATACTTTGTTACACTTAACTGATACCATTGGCATAGAAGAAGGACAGAAAGTATATGGTGTGCGTATTAGAGGCCCAGGCTCAATAACTTGTGTTAATACAAGTCCGGTAATAAATGGAGTAAACACAAGCTTTTTACAAGGCCTAAGTGTAGCAACTAGCGTTTTTAACGCCAATGGAATTTTTATAGGAAATGTAGCATCTATAACCAGTAACACAAGTTTAACATTAACTGCGAATGCTAATGTAAATGTAACAAGTAATTTCTACAATTTTACAGAATCTATAGGCCAAGTCAATGTAACTGTACTTTCTGTAAATGGTCAAGTAGTGACAGTAAACAAAAATATTACTGCCACAGCAGGAGATATTATATCGTTCAATTCTATTACAGAAGAAGCCAATGGTGAGCGCCAACAGTGGCGTAATTTAATTAATGTATATGGCTCATTACAAGATGGCATTAGCCAAATTAAATTAGAAACTAAAACAGGTGGTGAAATAGTAGGCACTGTGGCATATAATCCTACTGATGATGCAGCATTGATATATAATATAGATGTAGATACCGTTCCTGCTAATACTTTGCCTCCTGTAAATGCAATAATTGATCCCACAGTAGAAAGACCTAATAGAGATTTGCAACCATTGGCCAATGGCACAAGGTATTTGTTAGTAAATGATTATTCTACACCAGAAGTACAGCCAACTTATAATTGGTTTGGGGCAGATAGTACACCTTTAGTAGCAAAGAAACATGATATTATTCAGTATAACGGTAATCACTGGTTTGTAGCTTTTAATAGCAGTTTAGTAGCAGCAAGACAATATATGACCAATATAACAACTGGAATTCAATATGAATGGGACGGCATTCAATGGCAAAAAAGTTACCAAGGGTATTATGAGGCAGGGAAATGGCAGCTAGTGTTATAAGTTGTGGTGCCCTAATCTATTGTATATCTACAGATAGATATTTGTTTCTTTTGCGTAGTATGGGTAAGTATACTAATACTTGGGGCATTGTTGGGGGGAAAGTTGATTTTCAAGAAAACATTAAACAAGCTTTAATACGAGAAATACAAGAAGAATTAGGCGGCGAAATACAAGGCGCAAAATATATTAATGTTGACAAATACGAAAGTAAAAACAAAGACTTTGCATACTATACATTTCTAGTTAAAGTAGAACAAGAATTTGTTCCTGAACTTAACAGAGAGCATAAAGGATACTGTTGGGTTAAATTACAAGATTTGCCTAAACCAATTCATCCTGGTTTGGCAATGACGATTAATAGTAAATTAAAATTACAAAATTTAAAAATCTTACAAACTGTAAAAGATTAATTTTCTGTGTCTAAAAAGAAAAGTTGAAACAATCTACCAGTTTCTTTAGAATGTCCAAAATAATCCATACTCATATGATATAAATTACTGCGGTATAATACTAATCTATTGAACTTATTGCCCACTTTATCCACTAATTCCCATTTTGTCATATCTTGGCCATAATAATTATCTGGCATTTCTAGACTAGTACATGCTAAATTTTCTTTAAATCTATATATACCAGTGCCACCTGAAACAGGTGCATTAGGAGTAAGATAAAGAACACCGGCCCAAGTATTAAAATTATCAGTATGTATCCAACTTCTATCAGTCGCATATGTAAGTTGAAAACTACCAGTTAATCCATCTTGATCATGCCAGTCTGTAATTTTACCTGCATGTGGGTATAACAATGTTTGTATAGCTTGTTTTGTATCAGTCGTTAAATGACTTTTAGTTCTTTGTCCAGGCCAGTTGCCTGATATATTAAACTCTTGTTCTAATGCAAAAGTCCTTACATTATCTGCATTAGAGTAAAAATCGTCTGTGATAATTAAATTTACAATCATTTTTCAGTATATAGTTGTCCTGATTTAGAATCATAGTTTAGATTTGGGTCGTAATTTACAAATGCTTCCCAGCCTAAATCACCTTTTGCAAGTCTTGTTCCCCGTGTATATTCCCCAAAGTGATTTACCATATGTTCACCACTCATAGTTTTAACCAATGCCACTGACGAGCCATTTTTTTGTAATAAAAAATTAGCAATACTAGCTTCACTAGGATAGCCATTATGTATTGTGTGGTCAAACTCTTTAGCGATCCATGCTGGATATAATGATGACATCATCCAAAAATATGGATTTCCATGTTCTATTCTATAGTTGTTGAAAATAATATCATTATCTTTAGGTCCAATAGGTTCTGTTTCGAAGTCGTACCAATTATTTCGTTTCAATTGTATTTGGCTAAATTGTTTATTATTTTCCAATATATGAATAAAATCAACTAAACGAAATGGATGTAAAATTTCAGCATCATCTTCTTGGTGCCAAATATAATCATAATCTTGTGTTTTAATATAGTTAAAAAGTTCTTGCCAAGTTTTGGATAT